GAGATACAACAAGAAACTGAGATCATTAAAGATTAAATCGCTCACTTCTGCACGACGCTTCTCTAAGTCTCAGTCTCGATTTTCATGGTATAGACACAATGGAGAAAACCAGGCCGTTCAATTTCAAATCAATTACCATTCATCATATTCAAGAATGTCCTCATCTCCCAAATCTATTATACCCCGTGGTCCTGTAGGTTTCAGATTCAACCTGGCAATGGCATCCTCAATATGCTTGCTGAGACCGATATCGAATTGCAATCCGCTACTTCCGACCACCTCTTCAAGAGTTGTTGTTTCATCTGTATCTTTACTTTCTACAACCAATGATGATGCATAACTTTCGAGACCATTGAATAAGGAATCCATAGAATGAGTGATGATGTCAATCATGCTAGCTTTCTCATCAGCGGAAATTTCGGGAACTTCGCTCGGGCGGATGTAACGATACTTTGCTTTTTCACGGACTTCCAGATCATTTGAAATCGCCAATATACTTCTGATGCAAATGAGGCCATGAGACATCATTTTTTGGATATCGTCAAAAAGATAACTGATCATCCTGTAAATCTTGAGGATCCTCTTCGCGCTCAGATGCTTATGATTTCTCATCGCGATGGCATTGTGGCAGTAATGAATTCCGTAGCTGTAATTGTCATCTCTTGCAGCAAGTACAAGCAACTTGATAGCGAAGAATGTCTCCCGTTGATGAGATGATTGCTTCGTAGTTACCTGAGATTTTATCTCTTTATGTCGAGCTGCCAGTGATTCATGTCCTGAAGTTACGTACATTCTGCAGAAGGAATTCAAGCCGAGGACAATATTACACCATGCCCGTATTTCATGGATGGGATGATGTATTCTGAAATGGGTAAGAGTTACCTCATCACACTTCAAGATCGGAGCAGAGAGCACTGTCATTTCTCCAGAAGAGAGTGAATTGATATGTGCCAGATGATATGGATATGATGCAGTGCTGACATTTCCGATCTGATCCTTATCAAGTTGTTGATATGAAGAGGTGAATCTCTGCTCAAACACCCGAGTTTGTCGATCAATGATTGATTTGCCCTCCTGAGACAATTTCTCATACACCACTTCAAGCCTGGCATCCTCTCCGATTTCAGAAATATATCGATCTAGGTAATGCTGTTGTTCCAGATTGACCGAATCATCACAAACCTTCTGGATGAAATCATTCTCCCGGGGTCCAGTCGGGAAGTATATGCTAGAAGAGTTCGGGAGATACTTGTGGAGTCTTTTCATCCTGGCAATCGGCGATAGTAATTGAGAATAGGACAATGCCATGGATTTGAATGCTAGAGAATCTTTCATAGATGGGCCGTTCCAACTTCTGCCAGATTGGGAAGGAACGCCGATCAAGTAAATCTGATATGGTTTCATTCCAGTGCTCATGCTGTAAGAAATGTGATGGTTATACGCTGGAAGATCTTTCGTGATAGAAGCATCATAACCCCAGATATTGACGGAATTGAGTCGAATGCTGTACGGAACATTACCCTCTTCCAACATCATGATTAAATCAAGTGCATTATTTTCGGAAGAACCTACAAATGAAACATCGACATGCACAAAGTCAAAATCAGTGATGAATTTGATTGTTGCACCATTGAAAATGTCATAATCCTTTCGAAACGTGATATCTGGATGATGATTGATTTTCGTGAACGTATCTTCCCGAGAGAATGAAGCTATGTCTAGCCCAAGGTAACGACCTGCATATAGTCCGTCCCCTCTCCCTGCAGTAAGGTCACATATCCTCATATCTGTGTTAATCAGTCCCTTAGATACCATTGCTCTCATGAAGGAATACTGTGCACCCAACGAGTCAGACCCTGTATGACTAGTGAAAGCTTCAGGAGAGGTTCCTACAGAGCTGCAGAGGGATGCATATTCGAAGAGTGGCTTGGCCTGATCAATGGTCGACAAGGAACTCAGTGGAAGGTCCTCGATGATGTATTCAATCTCCGTTAGTACTTCTGGAAGTTCTTCATCTCCTGTCAGAGTTGTCCATGAGTCCATGCTAGGCATCGTTCCAGGTACGACGATATCTGCATATGTCGCTTCTCGGCAAATCTCTCTCAAAGAGTCAGAGACCATATGGAATTTGTGTTGGATTATGGCTTCAACATATTCGAATCCAAGTATCATGAGTCGGATTTGGAGTTCTGGATTTACAAGAATATAGGAAAGCTTCGCAAGACCAACTGCTTGAAACTCATCTATGCATGAATTGACATCAACGAAAATTTCTCCGTTTGATCTCGCAGTTTTGAAATGATAGGTCAATATATATTCCTGGATCAGTGAACTTGCCAGATTCGATCTGTGATTTTCAAAAGTGTTGAGAATCGCTTGGTACTGAGAGAGTCGGATGTTCAGCCGGGAAGAATGACGACGATTCTGAGCGATGGCGGAGTATTTCTGTACAAGTGATTGAAATTCCACATCCCCGGGAGATACTTCCAGCACGGCTGATAAACATTGAGTCTGTAACGATAAAAGCACCTTATCACTTTTGTCCACGGTCGTCATCCTATTCCTTTGCACCATCACTTCTCGCAATCGGAAAGAGATCTCTTCTTCATCAGTTCTAATCGGATCAGTCTTCCAGTTCTTGTCAATTCGATAGATCTTGTCAATTACGGGTTTCCAGATACCCTGTTCGATAACCTCGGAGCTGATGAGCATGTAATCCTTATCGAGATCTCTTGCATATCTTAGGATGATGTCATTCACGTAATTTCTTCCAACCTCCTCTGCAGTTTGAATCTCGTTCAGCTTAGGCATTAGTGCCCATTCATTCGAGTTCTCTTCATGCAGGTATGAATAAGAAAGATAACGGAATCTGGGAATTGATAGATCATGTTTCCTCAATTCGCTGTAGCATTTGAATGATTTCTTTACATGCCATGTTGTAGGTTTGGGAGCAACGAATTGAACATCTTTAATCCCGATCAGGTTCTTGAATCCATACCTCATGACCAATCGTCTCATCGAATCATATTTGTCACGCACTATAGCGGAGACAATGAGGCGCATACGAAGGTAGTCAAAATTGACGTTGCTGTCTACCAATGCCATGGCAGTGATAAGTGCTTGATTCAATTCACTCGTGTAATGGAGCGATCGATTCATTTCTGATCGGATATATGTTGCGGTGCTGAATCTTATGTTTGGAATTCTGTGCAGAATCTCACCTCCGGTTTCTGTTGGAGCAAAATGAAACAATTCCGAAAAATTTTGCTTCGTCAGCGTGGAAAGTGACAAGTTGCATGCTTTTAAGACATCAAGACTCGCCAAATACTCTCCGTCAGCACTGAGTAAGTTATGTTTCATGAGAAACCACTTTGTGACAGCGACCAGCTTGGCAGCGAGCAGTTCCTCCTTGTTCCCAAGCATACGGTCATTATCAAGAAGTTCGCCTTTATACAGTGTCTCGTTTCCAACTTTCGGATCATCATAAACTCGAATGCCATTTCTATAATGAGTGGGAGCACATCGTCTGACAGTGACCATGCCAGCCTGCCTTTCGACTTCTGCAATTTTGTCATCATACAGCACTTCCTCTACTTCCACGAATGATATTTTCGGGAACATCGAGATTTTTCTTTGCAACAAGCATTCTATGATGTCAGATTTCTCGGTTAGCTCGAAGAAGTATGTTCTGGATGTAGAAGAACCTGCTCGGATGTTCTCGATAGATCTCGAACAGATGGAGTTCCTCAATCTGGTAATATCTCTTACTCTGGTAAGCAAACCAGAACTGGTCTCCACTTTGCTGATGAGGAGATCTATGAAATGAATGGACGTATTTTCATGATAGAACTGGACAATACGTGCATGAAAATTGGATCTGAATATGTTCACGAGCTGTGTTGCCAATCCTTCACGGTCATCCGAAAGAGCAAACATTTCCTTGACTTTGGAGTTCTTCGTCTGCTTCCTGACCATGCTTTTGATAGACTGTTGTACACTAGTCGTAGCTGCGCAGATTTTGTGATCTGAAGGCCAGGTATTTGTGACGACTCTTTCCTCCGCTGAATTCTTCGGATCATCCATGGATATGGATAATGTGGTTGAAAGATACCGTAAGAAATATGTGGGATCTGCAGAATATTTGTGAGTCCAGCTGTGAAGGTAATGGAGGGATTTCGATATACCAATGCTGTGACCTGACAACATCAAATTCAGGTGAAGTGCTGCTCCCAATCCGCCCAGAGATGCTGGCAGATAAGTCCAGAAGAACAGCATGTCTTGAAGAAATGTATCGTAAACTTGGAGATACAATACTCGATCCGGGCTGTCTACAAGTCTGGATTTAGCGATGCTTATTCCGTAGATATCTGCCAGAACTGATTTCAAAAGGCCGTCATTCATGTGCTTCGGATTCCTCTTCAGATAACTCGCTATATCATTCTTTGCTGCTTCGTAGAGATGAGGATGCTCAGCTAGATCCAACTCTGATTTGTCATCCTTCGAGTAGTACAATATATTCGAGAGTCCAACGGGCAATTCAGCAGGTGAAATCATGCTATTTTCATGAACCCGAGACAGTATCATCTGCGGCATTCTGCAGAGGAGAAGTCCCAACTTGTAGTTTTTGAGATAACAGCAAGCTTCATGATGATTGCTCAATTCCATCGCAGAAGATGCAGATGAACAAATTCCTGCGACTTCCAATTCATCTGAAATTATGATTGGATTGTTCCCAGCACTGACCGAGATTAGCCGCTTCAGGGTGGAGTCCGCTCTGAGCCCGTCAGCATAATGTTGTCTCAACATGGTGATTCTGTGCTTTGATAGTGTTGTTTGAGAGTACTTAACAGTCATCCCGAATTTACTACAGTGTTTCATGATTTTGGAGAAAACAGATTGGACCATGGGCTCGGATGCTTGTTTGATTTGGACCACTGCATTTACGTCATCTGAGTAAACCATAATTGTTTTGACCTCAATGTCAGTCATGATCCTGAGCAACTTCATCATGAGAGTAGTATGGAGTGTCCAGAATGGATTCAACCACCCCTCGATTCCGCCGAGCTGCCCATGGGATTCAGTGACATCGTCCAGATATTCATCGTAATGATACACTGTAAGCTGTGAGAAATAATGACTCAGATCCCCCCAACCGTCATACCCAAAGAGATTCCCCAGAAATTCTGCCAACTCATGGGTGTTGTCGTATTGCATCGACTGGTTGTGTCCTTCAATGTCAAGCAGTAGAGAATAGTTATCTTTCTGTGACAATTCTCTTGATGCTTCATGAATGAGGGCCTTTCTTTTCTTGTCGGTAGGTGTCATGAGTTGCTCATCGAAATATCCCAGTGCCTTCTTCATCCTGGCTGCTATGAGACTCAGGGAATGCTTATTACTAAGCTCTCCGTTCGCGAAGAGTCTCGCTGCATGCTTCTGTTCCCTCTCTTTCTCTATGAGCCTGGCGGGATCTTTCATATCAACGGGTACATCCTTCTGAGTTGTTCTCCTAACCATCGGGACAGCTGGTACAATTCTTCGGGATGAGAAGAAGTCCTTGAGATTGTATGATTCCCTCTCAATGACTTGTAAGAGTTCCTTCCTACTATCACCGGGACCGAATGAGATCTTAGACTTGAGGGCACCTTTGTCTTTTGCGAATTCGAGAGGATCATCAGTCATTGTATTGTCCATACAGTCAAATATTTTCATGTCGTCCCACCAGCTCATCGGTAGAGATTCTATCCTTGCAAAATCGGATCCCTGACTATATGTTTCCAGCATCTTCACTTTTTCCGGCGGACCTAAGATTTGAGGAATCATCTTGTGCTTCTTCTTATATGACATGAAGAATTGAGACTTCGCCAACCGTGTTATATTCTTTACAGCATTTTCTTCCATGGGTCTTCGCGTGTGAACTCGTTTGAGGAATTTCTCCACTCCTTCTTTCGCATTGACTTCTGCATAGAAGATCAACTTGTGCAATGCAGATACCTCCTGGAGGTGTGTTCTCGTCAACTTCTTACCCTTGGCAATGAACCGACAGAAGTACGATTTCGGAGGATACATCAAATTCTGGTTCTTCAGGAGAGCAATCGGCAACCCGAAATCATACTCAACATCTGAGATCCGTTTATCTAATATCCACAACTCATCCACTGCTTCCAGGATAGGTTTCCAATTCATAGCATGGGATTCGTCATAATCTGACATGTTCAGAAGGAATCCTTCTAGTGTTTTCATGAAATCAACCTGGTCACGATGATGACCTTCCTGTTCCGAGAATTGAATCATGAGTTCGAACATCTCACTTGCCCAGGCATATTCCTCACAATTTTTCAACACATCCAGGTTGTTTAGAATGTCTGCGATTGTGAATATGTAATCGAGATACGATGTAGGACCACAGAACCAGTAATTCAAAGCTTCATGGTACATTCTGAAATGGCCACCACAGGAAATTATACAGAAATTGTGATCTCTTCTTGATGATTTGTACAGATATACACCATTATCGAACATCACATATGCTGCGTCATCGGTGTTCATGGGAATGAGCTCGTCTCGGTATTTCGGGAAGGTTGCCTCTTTAGCTATATGCACTCGCAATCGCTGAATCATGATGATGAAGGATGTATATTTTGATATATTCGAAGATCCAACGCTGAACG